AACCGTAGGAATCCGTCCCGACGGTCGCCCAGCACTTGAAGTAATCCGTCCATGAAGCGGTGTGGTTTCCGTACTTGTCTGAGGTCACTTCGTTTTTCTGGAACGTGACCGGTACGCGCATGTTCGCAATTTTCATCAGAATCCCTCCTTGCGCACGCCGAACAGCAGCGCCCGGAGCGTCAGGTTCAGCTGATTGTGATCCGCGTCCTCGCGGTGCTCGTAGAGATAAGCGACCGTGTAGAGGATGGCGATGCGCATTCTTATGAGGATTTTCTCCTCGCCTGATTCCCATTCCTCGTCGGAGAAGCGGGCGATGTCCTGCACGGTTGCCGTTGCTGTGGTTATCAGGTTGGAAATCAGCTCGTCCTCATCGGAAGAACTGACTCGCAGATAGGTTTTTGCTTCCTCAAGCGTTACTTCCATGAGACACCTCCAATAAAAGTGAAGCGGTCACCCGTAAAGGATGCCCGCCCACAACAAAGCAGAATCAATCAGCCCGCCGCCTTGACGGAAAGACCTCTGACGGCTTCCGGCAGGATCAGCTTGCCGTCCACGCGCTCACTCGCGAGGAATCCGATCTGACCGTTCGCCGCATACAGTTCGGACAGACGCTTGAAGGAACGTCCCTGTCTGTCGGCGATCCAGTAGTAGCTGAAGTCTCCGAACAGGATAGGCACGTTGCCTGCCGCCAGTTCCGGCGCGTAGATCGAGGTGCGGTACGGACGGTTGAGGATGGTGTCCGGCTGACCGGCTACAACAGACGGCTGCCAGATATAGTTGCCGTTTCCGTCCTTGATCTTGCGCAGCGCCTTGACGGTGGAGTCGTTGAGAATCCAGACCGCGCGGTTGCGGTAGACGCTTCTCAGGGAGTGGAACACGTCCATGATCTCGTCGAAGGTGATATTCGTGTTGGCAATCTCCGTGGTCGCACCCTCGGTCGCCTTGACCTTGGTGAAGACGCCCTCCGGCTTCTTCTGGCCGTCGCCCACGAGGAACGCCTCCTCCTCGGCAGCGCCGATGCGTCTCGCAAACTCGGTGGAGATGTAGGATTCCAGATCGAATACACTGTCGTTCATCAGCTCCTCGGAAACCTTGATCGCGGTTCCCAGCTTGTACGCGGAGAGCGTGATCTGGTCGAACGTGTCGTCGGATTCCGGGTACAGTCCGTTCTCCTCCATCCAGCTTGCGGTGCCGTGGGACGCGACAATCGGAATGGTGTGCGTGCCGCTGTCGGTCTGAATCACGTGTGCCAGAGAGCGGAAAAAGTTCTCATCGGTCAGCGCCTGCACGAGAGTCTTTTCATACTCATCCGGCACGAGGTATCCGCCGTTGGCGTCGGTGCCGACTTCGAGTACGTTCTGCACGTCGTACCAGTTGCGCTTGCGGATGCTGTCCCAGAAGGCGGTCTTGTACGCTTTGGACGCGATGCCCGGCTTGTCGTCGGGCTCATCCTTCGCGCCCGGCTTTCCGGTGAGCGGAGAAGAAGTCGGCTGAGAGAGCATCTTGTCGATCTGCTCCTGCCGCTGCAGGCGCTCGATGTCGTGCGTCAGGTCGGTGACTTCCTTTTCCATCTTGTCGTAGGTGGCGGCGTCCTCCGCGGACACGTTGCCGCCGTTATCGGAGTGGGTGTCGAGGAAGTTCTTAGCGGCGTCCCACGCCTTGGCTCTGCGGTCCATAAGTTCCATAATCTTGGTCATTTTCAATTCCTCCATTCATTAGTGGCTGAGAAGCGAGAGCCGCTTCTCAAGATCTGCGACCTTTACGGTCTGTGTCTTTATTTCAGGTTTGCGTTTCGGTATCAGCTTCGAGAGCAGGGAGTCGGTGACGGCTTTCCGGGAGAAAAGCATGAGGGAATCATCCGGCTCATCCGGATTTTCTTCCTCGGTTTCATCCTGACCGTCCGCGAACAAAATCTCGTCCGCAAATCCGAGCTTCTTTGCCTCCTTCGCATTCATCCAGGTCTCGGCGTCCATGAGCCTGCTGATCTTGTTCCGGGACAGCCCGGACTTGATCTCGTAGGCGTTCATAATGGACTCCTTGACCTCCGACAGCATGTCGATGGCTTTCTGCATTTCCTCGGAATCGCCGATTGCGATGGTTGCCGGATTATGCACCATCAGCATGGCCACGGGACTCATGCAGACCTTTGTTCCCGCCATCGCGATGACGCTTGCCGCTGAAGCCGCAAGCGCGTCGATCTTGACGGTCACTTCATACGGGTAGTCCATCAGCATGTTGTAAATCTGCGCCGCCGCGAAAACGTCTCCGCCGGGCGAGTTGATCCAGAGCGTGATGTTTCCCTTGCCGGAATTCAGCTCGTCCTTGAAGACCTGCGGCGTGACTTCGTCGCCGTACCAAGTCTCATCGGATATTTCCCCGTCGAGGTAGAGCGTTCGATCCGAACCGAAGCTGTCCGGCGTTTCGTTTCTGGTCCATCGCCAGAATTTTCTTGTCATAGGGACTTCCTCCTTTCCCGGAGCCGGTCACCGGACTCCGTTTGTTCCTGTGATTCTTCCGATTTCTCGGTCGATTCTTGTTCTTCATCAGGTTGTTCCTCCGTTCCCTGTGTTGATGCTGAGGCTGCGAAGATTCCCGCGTCCTCGAGCTTTGTCATGTTGCCGTTGATGAGGTAAAGGTCGCCGCCTTTTTCTTCCGGGATTCTGTCGAGGTTCTCAAGCTCGCGGATATCGTTCGCCGACATCCATCCGTTCTGGCGGGCTGTGGCGTAGCCGTTCATGCGGCTTTCGTAGTCGCCGCGAAGCAGCCCGTCGACGTTGAACTTGAAGAAGTATTCCTTCTTCTCCTCTGGACGGAGCAGTGCTCTGCGCATGGACTGTTCCCAGCGGCTCACCCACGGGTCGAGCGTGTACTTTACGAATTCCAATGACTGCTGTTCAATATTGCTGAACGAGCTTTTCTCCAGATCGCCGATCATGTGCGGCGGTATCCGGAAGATGCGGGCTATTTCGTCGATCTGGAACTTGCGTGTCTCAAGGAACTGCGCCTGCTCCGGTGAAATGGAGATCGGCGTGTATTTCATGCCTTCCTCGAGAACCGCCACCTTGTTGGAGTTGGCGGATCCTCCGAAGGCCGAGTTCCAGCTTTCGCGGACGCGTTCCGGATCTTTCACCACGCCGGGATGCTCGAGTATGCCTCCGGGCGTTGCGCCGTTTGCGAAGAACTTCGCGCCGTACTCCTCGCAGGCGATCGCCATGCCGATGCTGTTCTTGGCCATCGCGATAGGCGAATAACCCACGAGCCCGTCGAAACCCAGACCGGGAATGTGAAGCACGTCGAGAGGCGAAAGCCTCACAACGGAACCTTTCATCGTGTGCGCCTCGTCGGTCGAGGTCTGGTATTCGTAGTAGAGCTGCCCGTTTTCGTCACGGTCGACCGTCATGCGGTTCGGCATCAGCGGATAGAGCGCCACGACGTCGCCCTTGCCGTTGCGGATGATCTGCGCGTAGGCGTTGCCCCACAGGAGCAGGTGCGTCATGAGCGTCTCCCGGAAAACGAAGCTCGTCATCTCGGGATTCGGCTCGTCGTGCAGCAACTCGTAGAGCGGGTGGTCGATGGCTTTTTCCTTGCTGCCGTTCTCCGCGTAACGATAGAGGTGAAGCGGCAGTCCGGCTATCGCTTCCGAGAGAATCCGGACGCACGAGTAGACCGCCGTCATCTGCATAGCGGAGCGCTCGGTCACAGCTTTGCCGGAGGTGGTTCCTCCGAAGAAGAAGCGGTACGAACTGCCCGCCGTGCTGTCCTTGGGAGCGTCGCGCCCTCGAAACCATCTGTTGAATATGCTCATAACATTCCCTCCATTTGATTAAGGGCCTCCCGCAACAGCAGGAAGCCCATGATTGCTATAAAGATCATTCGTCTATCGTCACGTATAGGAACCAGGGTGGCACGCGCGCCGCTTTTCTGGCAAACACAAGACCGCCTCGCGCGGAGAAACAACTCCCCATGCGAGGCGGTCTTTTTATGCATCCCTGCGATCCTGACCCTGTCATTCCAGGCATCGCGGAACGGCATACAATCCCTGCGCCAACACATCCCTTATCAATCAGTGCATGTGAAATTCCTAATTGTTCCCGATGACCTTCACCCCGTCATCTACAAGCACTTGTACAGTGTCTCCGCAGTCTGATACATCCACCGAGGTCAGACTGTTAGCCCTCAGGTCCAGCTTGGTGAGGTTGGTGAGACCCGACAGATCCACCGAAGTCAGATCGTTGTCGTTCAGGTGCAGTGCGGTGAGGTTGGTGAGGCCGGACAGGTTCACCGAAGTCAGATTGTTGTGTTCAAGGACCAGCTCGGTGAGGTTGGTGAGGCCAGACACGTCCACCGAGGTCAGTATGTTGCTGCTCAGGTCCAGCGCGGTGAGGCTGGTGAGGTACTGGATGCCCGTCGCGTCCGCAATGCGGTCACCATAGGCGTCCAGGATCGTGGAATTCGCGATCTCTTCTGCACTGAGCTCGTTGTCGTCGTCTGTGTCGAACAAAGATTGCACCGCTCTACGGAAGTTCTTGTCGGGGAAGTGCGCCTCGTCGAGGGGGACGCTGACGTCAGGCTTCACTTCCAGTGTGGACGAGTCCTGTTCCGGAGAAATGTTTTCCGTCGTTGTTGTCGTCGTCGCTGCCGTCGGCGTAGCCTTGTTTCCTCCGCATCCAAAAAGAGACAGTGCCATAAGTCCCATAACGGCGATTGTTGTAAGCCTTTTCAAAGCATTCATGATGACCTTCCATATTTAGTCGGTTCGTTTTCAACCGGACAGCCGCGCTCCGCCATGCCAGACGGCTGACCGATGCGGCCACCCCGAATCAGTAGTAAAGAAACCGAGATCCCAGAGCACCTGTCTTTCAAGCGCTCAAACCATGATACATTGCCTTACGCAAGTGAAATGCCACAAACACTGTCGGATTTCGTGCAATATAGGAACAGAACGATTGTCATCACAACAGGCACATCAAACCAGGACAGCATTCTCACTAAATAAACAAGATGCCTCTCGAATCGTAGACAGAAGCGGCATTGTCGTTGCCCATTCGTATCGCCCGGTCGAGCGCCATGATGGTTGCGATTGCGCCGTCGATCTTCTCGGTCGATTTCTCCTTGTCGGCCTTGATGTTGCCTGCCGGATCGGTGCGGATGAAGATGTTGTCCATCATCCAGCGGAGAACCGGATGCCCGCCGTGCGCGATTTTCTTCTCCAGCACGAGCTTCATCAGCTCCTTGGTTGGCGGCGACATGTCTTTGAAGCCCTGTCCGAACGGAACGACCGTGAAGCCCATGCCCTCAAGGTTCTGCACCATCTGCACGGCTCCCCAGCGGTCGAAGGCGATCTCCCGGATGTTAAACCGTTCGCCGAGCTTCTCGATGAACTTCTCGATGTATCCGTAATGGATAACGTTGCCCTCGGTGGTTTCAAGAAATCCCTGCTTCTGCCAGAGATCGTAGGGGACGTGGTCGCGCCGGACGCGCAGGTCGAGCGTATCCTCCGGCACCCAAAAGTACGGGAGAACCACGTACTTGTCGTCCTCGTCCAGCGGTGGAAATACCAAAACGAACGCCGTAATATCCGTCGTTGACGACAAGTCCAAACCGCCGTAGCAGACGCGGCCTTCAAGGTCGTCCTCGTTTACCGGGAAGGCGCAGGCGTCCCATTTGTCCATCGGCATCCAGCGCACCGACTGCTTCACCCATTGATTCAATCGAAGCTGCCGAAAGGCGTTCTCCTCGCCGGGATTTTGCTTTGCCGACTCGCAGGCGGCTTTCACCTTGTCGATGCCGACCGTGATGCCGAGGCTTGGGTTGGCCTTCTTCCAGACCTTCGGGTCCGTCCAGTCCTCGGATTCGTCCGCGCCGAAGATCACCGGGTAGAAGGTCGGATCATGCTTGCGTCCGCTCATGATGTCGAGCGCCTTCTGGTGCTGCTCGTAGCAAATTGACTGCGTGTCGTTCCCGGCGGTCGTGATCAGGAAGAACAGCGGCTGCATTCTCGCGTCGCCGGAGCCCTTGGTCATGACGTCAAAGAGCTTCCGGTTCGGCTGCGTGTGCAGCTCGTCGAAGATCACGCCGTGGGTATTGAAGCCGTGCTTGTTTGCCACATCGGCGGAGAGCACCTGGTAGAAGCTGTGCGTCGGCAGGTATTCGAGCCGCTTCTGCGATTCGAGGATCTTCACGCGCTTTGAAAGAGCGGGGCAGAAGCGGACCATGTCGACCGCGACGTCGAACACGATCTTGGCCTGATTCCGGTCAGCCGCGCAGCCGTAGACCTCGGCGCGTTCCTCGCCGTCGCCGCAGGTGAGCAGCAGCGCAATGGCCGCTGCGAGTTCCGATTTGCCTTGCTTCTTGGGAATCTCCACATACGCGGTGTTGAACTGTCGGTAGCCGTTCTCCTTGATTACGCCGAACAGGTCACGGACGATCTGCTCCTGCCAGTCGATCAGCTCGAACGGCTTTCCGGCCCACGTGCCTTTGGTATGGCAGAGCTGCTCGATGAACAGGCAGGCATAGTCGGCGAGGTTCTCGTCGTAATGGGAGGTCTTCTCCATGAACCGCGTGACCTTGTATTTCTTCAATTTCCGTACTGCCAATGGAAAATCACTCCCTTCATGGCAAAATAAAAGACCGCCGAAGCGATCTGCGTAATTTCTATCAGTACGAGAGCGAGAGCCGTTCTCAGGCTCTGCTTTCGGAATATTCAAATTCTGGTGTTGCTTAGTTGTACTGCTTCATGAGCACCGCGTAGGCGAGCTGGCTTGCTTCGTCTTCGGGCTCGATGTCCCAGCCGCGGTCGTAGTTCAGTGTGACCTTGCCGCCCACACGCAGCTCCATCTTGGAAATGCGTCCGCCGTCGATTCCGTAATCCTCGGAAGGCTCGTCATAGTGCTTTACCCAGTATTTAACGACTGTGCCGTCAATCAATAAGCTGCCGTTTGTCCACATGGTCAGGCCTCCTCGCTGATGATGAATGAAACAGATCTTAATCCCCCAGCGGAGCTGGGGGAGTGACAGAAGCCCGTGGCGGCAAGCGGAGTAACAAAAAACAGCCTCCGCTACGATTTGAGTTTAGCACACAGTCGATATAACTGCACATATCATATAGTGTTCATTCCGAAGTATAGACGAAAAGTAATGTTCGGGGAGCTGCGGAAGGAAATAGGCGAAATTATAGGGAAGGTCTGCAAGATGGAAGGAGTCACGATTATCAAAGCGGCCACCTTGCCTGATCATGTACATATGTATGTGTCGATCCCACCGAAAATGAGTGTGGCAAAGGTAGTTGGCCGCATCAAAGGAAAAAGTTCTCTCATGATCTTCGACAAGCATCCAGAATATCGCCAAAGATACGACAGACATTTCTGGGCAAGAGGCTACTATTGCGAAACGGTGGGAAATGTCAATGAAGAGACAATCAAGAAGTATATTGCAGAACAGTACGAAAGGGATCGACTGGAAGGAGATCCCGAAAAGTAGTCAAAAAGGGAGCCGCCTTTAGGCGGCCACCAGTAATGTAAGAACGGTTTGCTAGACCGCCTTTAGGCGGAAACGCACCGGTAAGCCCCGGAGGGGCGAACACAGACCACCAGCAAAGCTGGTGGTACTGATTATCCGGCAGCCGAGGTTTGTCAGTCCGTAGATTCCGTCCATCAGGCCGGTGCTCTGGTCGGTCACCACAATTGCCTTGATTCCGGCGTTCCGGAGCGTTTCAACGAAGTCGGCCAGCTCGTAGTCCCAAGGCAGGTCGTCGGCCTCGAAGGCATCCGCGCCGTTCCTGAGACTCCGGTCGTAGAGGACCAGCGCCTTGTTCTGACCGGCGGTGAATGGGTACGGGAATTCCTCCTTTTCGCGCCTGTCAAAGGCCTTGACGCCGTCCCAGTTATCAGCGGCGATCATGGCGTCGCGTTCCTTTTCGCGGATGGCCTGCGCCTCGTTGTAGGCGATCGCCGTGTTTCTCATGTGTTCGAAGTAGGTGTTCTTTTCCATCGTGCGTTCCTCCTGATTTTCGCTTGTTTTCTGTGCCTTTCGGCATGTATATACATCACTCTTTCGAGGGTATATAGCAAGTCAATTCGGCCAGATAAATTGATAAATTTCTGTGTCTGAAAATCAGGATTCCTGCGTTTCGCCGGTCATAATGAAATGCACATATTCGCGGCGGTGATCCTCAATGTAGAGGACTAATTCGTAGTATCCGGAATCGAACGCCAGCCGCTGAACCTCGAGAATCGATAGCATATTGACCTTGCCCGTATCTCGGATGGCCATAATCTGTTCGCGTACTTTCTCGTCCATGTCATTCCACCACCTTCCGCACGATGTCCTCGCCGTAGATCACGTTGAGGCCGCTGCCGTTGTCCCAGTGGACGAGCAGGCTTCCGGTATCATCAATGCCGTAAACAGTGCCTTTCGTGCCGATGGGCGGAGCCTGGATATCATCCATTTTGATAAGCTCCACGCGGGTGCCGTTCGGGTAAGTCTTGCGAAGCCGTTCAAGCTCCTCTGGTCTGATCAGCCTCATGCCTGCACCTCCTCGCTGTTCTTGGTATTCTTTTCAGGAGCGCCGTTTTTCCAGCTTGAGTTGCCGGAGAGGTTCTGCAGGAGAATCTTGCGTTCCTTCTTGTATTCGCTGCCGATGAATCCCAGGCGGAGCAGGAAGCAGCGGAATGCGTACTTCTCATTCGTCACCGGCGTTTCCGTGGAGCTTGCCCGCTTCAGTTCCTTCGAGAGCTTGCAGAGCAGGGAAATGAACTCGGTGTAGGCTTTGACCTCGTCCGGCTCCGGCAGTTCCGGAAACCATGGGAATGCGATGCGGCCCTCTTTGATTTCAAACCGCAGGTCGTCTATGCCGAGCGCCTTCTTGATGAGCGTTCCCTTGGCTTCGAGGATGTTGGTCAGCGTTCCGACCGCGACCTTGTCGAGCGGAAGTTCGACCGTGAGGCCTGTTTCATCGGTTTCCGGCGCTTCCTCGGCGTCTTCCTCCGGCTCCGGTTCCGCAGGCTCCTGCGGCTCTGGCTCGAATCCTGCGGCGGCGATGGCATCGAGGACCTTCTCGACTTCTTCGGAATCCGCCATGTCGTCGAACTCGAGTGCGCCATCCTTGGTGACGGTGAAGCAGTCGATCTCGTAGTTGCAGGTTGGCATCTTCATGTAGGTGGCCTTGGCTCCGGTGGTGTCGGAGATGACCTTGACCAGTTCTTTTCTCTGTGCTCCTGTTACGTTGTAGTTGATTCGCATTGTGTTTACCTCCTTGGTATGCGTTTGTCCGGAAGGCCCTGTGCCTTTCGGCATGTCTATACATCACTCTGAAGGCCTGTAATAGCAAGCGAATCTGCGATATTTCTCCGGTAGAAAATAAGCCGATTATCAGGGCATGAAACTGTGCTTAGTACACAAAGGAATCAGACTTCGTCGACTCTCCAGAAATCAAAAAATGCGCTACTCTGAGATAACTCCTCAAAGCGCGCACATCTATCTGCAACATTGTTTTTAATCCATTCTGGGGTTCTCCCGACATCGTTATAACGGCCATATTGCCCGAACATACAGAGCATTCCGACATTCCTTGCCATGACGGCATCTTCGAAGGTGTCGTAATAGCCCAGATGAATCTCATGCTGATTGACTTTGATCCTTGCACGGAACTTGTGCCGCGAAGGATAATAGCTGACTCCGCTTACTCCAGATGTGTTGTTTTTCTGGAGCGGTTGATTCATCTGATTCTGTTGGTGGGTGCAATATCGGATGTTGCATCTGCGATTATCGAGCGTATCAAGATTGATGTGATCAATTTCAAATCCATCTCTATGTTCGAACAAGTAATCGTGGAGAGCGCGTCCGTTGCAGTCAATTACGTAGAAACCGGAAGAGTGTGGTCCTTTGCTTCCTATATAGAAATTGATGCCATTGATTGCTGCAAGCATGTCTGCGTCGAGGACAAAGACTTCGCCGCTGGGCAATTCGCCATAAGCTGTAGTTCCATCATCCGAGAAGTTGTATTTCACATTACTCATCAACAGCCTCCATCATTTCAAGCGCCTGTTCGTATGTGTATTCCTTCCCGTCACGGACGAGCTTCACATCGCTTGAATCTTCATTATGTGAATGCAGGTAACGGACGACGGCTACATCTACATATTTGGGTTCAAGCTCCACGCCATAGCATATGCGTCCGATCTGGTCGCAGGCGATGAGCGTTGAGGCGGAGCCGAGGAACCCGTCAAGCACGAGTCCGTTTGTCGCGGTGCTCTGTTCGATGAGGTAGGCGATGAGCGGCACGGGCTTGCTGGAAGGGTGTCCGAAGCCGTCCTCTTTGGAGTTCTTCACGCCGTCGAATTCGAATACGGCTTTCTGCTTCTGGTCGCCGTACCATTTGTGCTTGCCGTCCTTGCGCCAGCCGAAGATGATCGGCTCCATGTTGAACTTCCAGTCGGTGCGCATGAGCGGAGCGCGCGGCTTCTTCCAGATGAGTCCGGCTCCGACCTTGAATCCGGCGTCCTCGAAGGCGTCGTAGAACACGCGCGCCTGCATGGTCGCATAGAACTCGTAAATCGAAGCGTCGTCCGCCATAGCGTTCTTGAAATTAGAGAAACATTTCATCAGGAAGTCATAAGCCTGCGTTCCCTTGAGGTCGTCGTTGGCAATCTTCCCGGACGCATTCTCCAGGTTGACGAAGTACGGCGCGTCGGTGCAGACGAGGTTGACCTTCTTGTCGCCGAGCAGCTTCGCGAATGTTTCCGGGTCGGTGGAGTCTCCGCAGACGACCGTATGCTTCCCGATATGCCAGAGGTCGCCGGGTTTTGAGAAGCACGGCTTTTCCAGTTCCGCATCAACATCGAAATCGTCCTCCTCAGCCTCTGTATCGCTGCCGAGCAGCTTCTCCAGCTCCTTGTCGTCGAAACCGAGCAGGGAGAGGTCGAACGCGTTCTCTTGCAGGTCAGCTAATTCGACGGACAGCATTTCCTCGTCCCATCCGGCGTTCAGCGCGAGCTGGTTGTCGGCGAGTATGTAGGCGCGTTTCTGCGTGTCGGTCAGATCTTCGGCGAAGACGCACGGGACGGTCTTGTATCCTTCCTCACGGGCAGCAGCAATCCGTCCGTGGCCGACGAGGATGTTGTAATCCTGATCGATGACCGCAGGGCTTACGAATCCGAACTCCCGGAGGGAGGAGCGGAGCTGCGCGATCTGTTCTTTACTATGTGTCCGGGCGTTCCGGGCATATGGCACCAGATTGTCAATCGGTACCTGTTCAAGTCTTTGTGTGTTCATTTACATTCCCTTTCTGGCACGAAGCAGTCTCTCCATCACGTCGTCCTGCGGATTCGCGCCGCCATACTCGGTGGAGCAGTTCTCCTTCACGATCTGGAAGATCTCGTCCCACAGGCGGTTCGCCTGATTCATGTAGTTGATGCCGATATTGATGAACGGCGACGGGATCGGCTTTCCGGTCGTCGGATGCTTGCTCAAATATCCGAGCTTGGTCGTCATTTCCTCGCACTGAATCCAGCGCGCCGAGCACATCGCATAGCGTTCCAGCAGCTGCGGCGATACGGCTTTCGCGACGCCGAGCTTGTCGAGCCATTCCCAGGTCTCTCGGTAGATGTCAGCCGCCTCCAGAGTGGAGCCATCATGCTGACGCGCCGAGAGGAACTCGTGCGGTTCTGGCATGTCCTCGCCCTCGGTGTCCGGGATGTCGAGCACTTCGAGCTTTCTGCCGCCCGGATTCCCGGCCTCGAACTTCTCCTTGACGGCGGTTTTCTTCCGGCCAGCGCCGGGACGTCTGCCGCCGCGACCGCCTGTGTTATTCGATTTTGTTGGCATTTCGTCACCGCCTTTCATGCGCACACGCGCGTAATAGATATAAGGACCGGGTTATTACCCGTTTGATTTCGCTTTTTTCGCACAGAAAGCCCCGCGCCGTTTTCCGGGAGGCCGCCTCGTAGAGATTCCGACCGCCCCTACCGGTCGCCGCGCTCTTTATGTATCTTCTCGTGACACGACCTGCACAGGCTCATGAGGTTGCTCTCGTCGTTCGTGCCGCCTTCCGACAGGGGAACAATGTGGTGGACTTCCTCGACCGCAACGTAACGTCCTTGCTTCAGGCACATCTCGCAGAGAGGATGCTTGTGGACGTAGCGTGTGCGGATGCGCTGCCAGGAGCGTCCGTATCGTTTGCCTGTGGAGTAGCCGCGCGTGAACGTCTCGTAGTGCTTCTCCATCAGAGCCTTGTGCTCCGGGCAGTACTGTTCGCCGTCCTCGCACAGGTTCGGGCAGCCCTGATAGCGGCAGGGCCGTTTCGGTTTCATTGGCATAGCGTTTGCCGCCTCCCTTCGGGCATAAGAAAAGCCCTGCGGGCGCGGTGCTCGCAAGGCTTCGTGGTTCTTCTTATGGTTTTCGCTATTGTAAGGATAACACAGAAGGCGTCTGCCATTCTGTGCCAAAGTGTGCCAAACCGTGCCAACTTTTCTAATCCGGCATTGTGAAGTTCTGAAGTGCCGATCCGTGGATGCGGTGTACGGTGCGGAGGCTGACGTTCAGCATGCTGGCGATCTCCTCCCATGTGCAGTTGTCGATGTACCGGTAGCGGAGAACCAGCTGCTCCTCGGGATCAGCCAGCAGGTCGATACGCGCGTTGATCTCGTCCCGCAGCGTAATGAGCTGCGCCACCTTCTTCTCCACGTCGGCCTGTATCTCGTCGATCTTGTGGAGGCAGGTGACGAAGTGCGCGTCGCTTGGCGTGTTCGGGTTCCTCGGCATGCCGTCGTAGCGCATGCCGCTGACGCTGGTGGACATTTCCCTCCAGTAGTCGATCTCCCGGAGCCGCGAGTGGATCAGCGCATCCAGGTGCTTGGCCTGATTCAGATATTGCTTCGGAGTCATCTCATCACCTCCTCGTTGAGCTTTTTTATCAGCATCTCGCCGTCAACCGTCGTCAGCGCCTGATACCACTGGGACCGGAAGAACCGTTCGACGGATTCCTTCTCCGTTTGCGCGGCCTTGTTCCGCGGGTTCATGCGCAGGGCCTTCAGTGCTGTCCGGTAGTCGCGGACAGCCTGCAGGATGACGGCGTTGGCGAGATTCTCGTAGGGGTCGTTCATCGCATCACCGCCTTCACCGCAGCGATAAGCGCTGACTGCGTCTTGTCCTTGCGTTTCAAGGCGTTGAGGATCTGCCCGTCAATGGTGCTCGCAGTGACGATGTGCTGGATGACGACGGTCCGGCTTTTCTGGCCTTGCCGCCAGAGCCTTGCGTTCGTCTGCTGGTAGAGCTCCAATGACCACGTGAGGCCGAACCAGACAAGCGTCGATCCGCCGGACTGCAGGTTGAGCCCGTGACCGGCGGAGGCCGGGTGGATGACTGCTACAGGAATATTGCCCGCATTCCAGTCATCGATGTCCTGCGACGACTTGATCTCCCGGACGTCGAACCGTCTGCGGATTCTCTCCAGATCGTGCCGGAACCAGTAGGCGACAAGCAGCGGCTTCCCGTTCGCGGCCTCGATGATGTCCTCCAAGGCGTCGAGCTTCCGGTCATGGAATTCGATGATCTTCCCGTCGTCGGAGTAGATCGCGCCGTTTGCAAGCTGAGAGAGCTTCCCGGTAAGCGTTGCCGCGTTCGCTGCGGTGATCTCGTCGCCGTGAAGTTCCAGCACCAGATCGTTCTTCAGCTCCTCGTACCGTTTGCGCTCCTCGGCGGACAGCTGCACCTCGTACTGCGTGGAGATGAGCTCCGGCATCTTCAGATGATCGGTCGACTTCATGGAAATCGTGATATCCGAGATTTTCCGGTAGATCGCGTCCTCTGCATACGGCAGCGGCTTGTAGGAGTAGATGATCTCGCCGTTGCGCTTGTCGGGCATGAAGTAGGCCGTCCGGTACTGGGTGATGAAGCGTCCGAGACGTTCTCCCTTGTCCAGCACCTTGAACTCCGCCCACAGATCCATCAATCCGTTGCTTGATGGCGTGCCGGTGAGGCCGATGATCCGCTTCACCTTGGGCCTGACCTTCATCAGGGCGCGGAACCGCTTTGACTTGTGGTTCTTGAAGGAGGAGAGCTCGTCCAATACCACCATGTCGTAGGTGAAGGGAATGCCGGAGTCGTCGATCAGCCATCCAAGGTTCTCCCGGTTGATGATCGTAATATCCGCCTGTTGCATGAGTGCCGCCTTGCGTTCCCGTGCGGTTCCGACTGCAACGGCGTAGGTGAGACCGGAGAGGTGCTCCCATTTCCTGATTTCAGCGGGCCAGGTGTCGCGGGCGACTCTGAGAGGCGCGACCACGAGAATCCGGCTGACCTCGAAGCTGTCAAACAGAAGGTCGAAGATCGCCGTCAGGCTGATCACCGTCTTCCCGAGTCCCATATCGAGGAGAACCGCGGCGACGGGATGCGACTCGATGTAGTCGATGGCGTATTTCTGGTAGTCATGCGGTGAGAATCTCATCTATCACACCTCCGATCTGTTCTGTGCTGTCGATGATGTAAACCCGGAATCCCAGCCTTCGCAGGAGCCGGTGCCGTGCAATCTGCAGTCTTCTTGGCTTCTTTCCGGGTGCCTTGAGCTCTGCGAATGCTATGCGTCCGCCGGGCAGCAGGATGATCCGGTCCGGCATTCCGGCGAAACCGGGTGACGTGAATTTCGGCGCGATGCCTCCATGCTTTTTGACTTCGCTGGCGAGGGCTGCTTCGATCTGCTTTTCGCTTTTCATGGCAACACCTCCGGAATAGGGTCGACCAGGTTGAATGCGGCGTAGGCTGCGGAGAGGAAGTTTGTGATCGGCTTGCCCTTGTAGGTCCAGACGCATTGTCCGCGGTATTTCACGCCGAGGCGCTCCGGGTTGTGGCGGCTGTGTCCGATGAGGATCTGCTCGCCGTGGCAGGTGAGGCTCCAGCCGTTCGGAGTCTGGTGCCATTTGCGTTTCGGGAAGCTGCGTTTCCGCTTGGAGCGGTTGCGCATGAGGCGTTCGCGTTCCTTGGCGGCGAGGATGTCGCCTTCCATGACTCCGGCGCAGATGCAGCCGACCGATACGTCCTCGAAATAGTCCGGGTGCGTCATGACATGCACGTAGCGGACTTTGGTGCATCCGCACAGCTCGCAGACGTGGAGTGGCGCGTCCCAGTCGTCCTCGCGGACGTCGTATATCTTTTTGCAATGCCATCCGGAGAGCGGTGCTCCCCAGCTGCGCAGTGTTTTCTGGCAGCGGGCAAGATAGCTTTTGTCCGGCTGTCCATCATGGCCTAAGCTTTGTCCTGTATCTTTCATGGTGTAAAAACCTCCGTGTTTTGGGCGTTTCTGGGGTTTTGTCCCTTCTGTCGCTTTTGTCCCTTAATCCGTAAACAAAAATGGTTTAGTAGAAGAATTGAGAATAAATAAATAATTCTTTTTGGCTTTTTATAGGGGTTCGGACAAAAGGGACAGAACCCTGAAACCCTTGTATTTCCTGATGTTTTCCTGTCCCAAGAACTGTCCTGAAGGGCAGGACAGGCATAGGACGGAATGACAAAAGTCCTACTTCTCATAGAACTTCGGATTGACGGCGTACTTGGGAAGCGGCGGTCTGCCTGTGCCGGAATACTTCTGAGGCTTCTGCGCGATGTACCCGTAGTCCTCAAGGAAGTCCAGCACTGGCTGGATGGAGTCGACCGTCTTGAAGGTGCGGCACATGCGCATCGCGGCACGCCTGTCGAAAGCGGTGAGCTTCCGCTCCTTGATGCGCTGCAGGATCATGTCCGCATTCCGGTACATCGCATCCTCCGGCAGCACGGAGTACGCGGCCTGCGCGTGGTTCAGGAAGTAGCGGCCCAGCCGGATAGCGTCCGCCATCGTCTTGCCGGAGACCGTCAACGCGCCGTGGGTGTCAAGGAAGTCGTGGCTCTGGTAGGTGCCAGCCCGGCAGAGGAGGCCGGACATGCGCAGCACGTTGCCGACGAGCTTTCCTGCCCAGTCGGCCATCTCTGCATAATCGGTCGTAAGCTTGGGCTCCAGCCAGTTCGCAAACGACTCAAGCTCAGAGTCCGCTTCCGGCGAGAGCGTTATAATCTGCGGCTTCGCCGGGTACTCGTCGTCCAGCAGGTTTACGACCAGACGCTCGTAGGCACGGTAGATGCCGTCGGTCACGGCCTCGCTCCGGTACCTGCGGCTTCCCACACTCGAGACCGGCATGCTGTAGAGGAACCTTGCGGTGAGGCCTCGTCCGCGGAAGGTCGTGTTGCTGAGGACAGCGGATACGACGTTCGGCTGCGCCATCAGGAGGATGGTGAGCGCCGGGTCCATGATGCTCTCGCTGTCGCGTCCGATTCGGTCGACGCGGATCGTGTCTCCCGAGTAGCCCTTCAGCATGACATCGATGTTCACGTTCCGCGTGTAGATGCCGGACAAGGTGTCGAAGATGCCGCCCTCACTGGAAATCAAAGAGGCGTGGCCGTGGTTGCTGGCTATGACGGAGACGAGCTTCTCGGTTGTGATGTCGTCCACGTAGAGCTGCAGCGGGTTTGTCTCCTCGAAGTCGGCGACCTCCTGCGCGATGCGCTCCAGCTCCTCCGGGTCGGCGGTGCCTTTGGCGACCTTCTCCTCGAGGGCCTTCTGCCTGCGTTCCAGCACGCGCTTCTGCATCCGACCGGCTTCGACTGCCGCGGCGTTGGTCTTGTTGTATTCGACTTCGTAGTCGTTGACCGGCTGCAGCATGAGATGCAGGACCGATGACTTCCTTTCCGAAGGCGGTGCAATCACGATTACATACGTGTTCAAGGGCTCCACCCAGTCGGATTTGCCCTGAATCCGGTACTTCTTCTGCAAACAGGTCGAGAGAACGGATATTGCGATACTGCCTGCCATATCGACACTGGTCTGCGTGCTCTCCGCGACGGCCTTCACGTAGTCGGCGATGGGCTCCGGGAGCGCGTCGACCGGGAAGGGTGCCATCGTGTACCGTGAGAACGGCAGCGGCTCGTCCCAGCCGGGATTCGGATTGTTGTACTCCTGCGGGCTCACGTAGCCGGGCTGGCTTGCGATCTTCGCATAGTATTTCGCGGCGCTTTTCCAGATGTGGTTCAGCTCGTCCGTGGAGAGCGGCGGCTGGCATTTCTCCGCCTGCATGAAATACGCGTTCTTGGATTCTTCTGTATCCCCATAGCGTTTCATGGAGCGTACTGCCCACCGGAACATCGTGGTGTTGCGGCTGCCCTCCGGAATGGTGGCTTCCTTCTCGTAGCCGCCCGGCATGTCCTTGTCGAACTCGTCTCCGTAGAGGAAGTCCGTGAGAGTCTTGCCGCCCGGATGGAACTCGACCTGCGGGTCGCGGGTTCCGTAGAGGAAGCGCGCTGCGTCGAGCGCGTTCGCATCCAGGTAGGGGAAGATCTCGTGCAGGAGCTGCTTCAATGCGGCGTACGCCTCGTAGTCGGTCATCGGGTCGATCTGAAAGAACAGATGGAAGCGCGGCCTTGCGGACTTCCCGTCCTTGGGACGATTGTTGTGGCGGCTGTAGTGGACGGCGAAGAAGACGCCGGGCAGCGCCTTCCGGATATCCGCAGGCGTCTTCCAGTCCGCCGGATCATCCGAGTGGTCGTTGTCGCAGTCGACGGGAAGGCAGTCCGAGGAGATGAAGTTCTGGTTGCCTCGGTAGTTGTTTTTGTACTTGGCGCATACGTGGTCGTGCGAGACGGCTCTCTTGAAGCTCGCCTCGTCGACGACCTCGACCGAGTGCGGGTAGACGCAGTTGGATTCCTGCTGGTAGGCGTCGGACGTGTAGATGGTGAACATCAGTCGTACACCTCCTTCGATTCCTCCTCCAGCACCTGCGTGATGAACTTGAGTGCCGTGATCATGGTGGAAAGCTCGCAGTCGCCGCCGAGGGTGACCTCGAAGCCGCCATTCCCGTAGCGGTCCTGTATCGGGTTCACGCGGATGTCCGTGTCGCCAAGATCCGTGATGCGGAAATAGGTGCGGCCTCCGTGTCCGGTGTCGCCGCCCATGTATCCGGTTGTCCCGGCCTCGGCCTCGAGCACGTTCGCGCTTTCAATTGCGCGGCTGTAGGTGGTGATTCTGGTTCCGTCGTAGAGCGTCCGCTGGTTTTCTTCGATTGCATGCATAAGTGTTAGACCTCCTTCAAATCCTCTGTGAAATAGCGCAGCCGGTAGCCCTTCCAGCGGGCTCTTCGTATTTCCGCTGCCATGCCGTTCGAGATCCTGTCTCCGAACACCCAGATCTCGGCGCACTTGCTCATGAGCGCGTTTCCGAAGAACAAGCCGAGCTCGCGCTCCCGTTCGTCGCTGTCGTCAAGGAACTGCGGGAACAGCAGATGCGGCGCGATCGGGATGTATCCCTGTTCGACTGCGAACCTGCAGTAGCGCCTCGCGTTCGCCACGTTCCTCTGGATGTCTCCCGCGTACGGGGAGCAGACGTAGATGATGGGCCGGAAAGCGCGGAGCGCCTTCTTCTTCTCGAGTTCGATGAGGCTCAGCGCCTCGCAGCATGTCGGGTCCGGATAGCCCTCAAAATTCCTGTAATCCAAACCGGTATCCTCCTTTCCGGCAGGCAATAGAAAAAGCGGCCTGCCTCTACTTCCCACTGGAGGAGACAGACCGCTTTTGACGAAACGAAAATCAGTCTTTCTTATAGAAATCGCAGACATACCCGTCCGCACGGAGCACCAGACCATCCGCCCACGAAGGGACGCGGCCCATCTGCTCGCACAAGGCGTCAAGCGATACCCGCGGATCGGCTTCGATGACCAGCTCGTCGTGGATATGCATGCAGATATCGCAACAGCGGAGCGTCTTCATCGAATTGCAGAGAATGTCGCGGCTGGTGGCCTGCACGATGTTCTCCACGAACTTCGGGCCGTACGATTCGAGGCGTTCCCATTTCTTCGTGCCGTCCACGCCCTCGTAGGTGATGCACTCGCCGCCGAAACGGTTCATGCCGACCTTCGGCTTCACATACGCAAGATTCCGACCGGAGGGCAAGGTGATGAACAGCATGCCCGCCTGCCAGAAGAAGGTGAGTTTTCCGAGCCGTGTGGTTTTGTGGTTCTTCACAGCAGCCATGACTGCCTTGTCGACGTCCCACCAGAACTTCACGATCTGCTGGTTCGCGTCCCGCCATGAGGAGACGATGTCCGGGAGCTCATCTTCAGACAGGCCCATTTCGAGTGCGCCCATTGCCTTCAAAGCGCCGGTTGAGCCGCCGTAGCCGCAGGCCAGCTCCGCGATCTTGCCTTTGGCGCGAAGCTCGCCGTTCACGCCGTGCTTGACGACCGGCTTGTGGAACATTCGGCTTGCCGTCGAGCAGTAGATGTCCTCGCCGTTCGCGAACGCGTCGGATTTCCACTGTTCGCCTGCGTACCATGCGATGACGCGTGCTTCGATGGCGGAGAAGTCCGCCACGTAGAACCGGCAGCCGTCCTTCGGGATGAAGGCGGTGCGGATAAGCTGGGAGAGCGTGTCGGGGACATCCTCGTAGATCATCTTCACGGCCTCGTAGTCGCCGGACTTCACGAGCGCCCGCGCGGCATCCAGGTCAGGCAGATGGTTCTGCGGCAGATTCTGCAGCTGGATGAGACGACCGGCCCAGCGCCCGGTGCGGTTCGCGCCGTAGAACATGAACATGCCTCTTGCACGGCTGTCGTCGCATACTGCCCGCTGCATCGTCTGGTATTTCTTCACACTGGATTTCGCGAGCTGCTGCCGGAGCTCCAGCACCTCCGCCAGCTCAGGTGGTGCGGTTTTGAGGAGTGCGGCGACTGCCTTTTTGCCGAGGCTGTCGACCTCCATGCCGTTGTCGGAGAGCCATTGCTTCATCTGCTGGACGCTGTTCGGATTCTCCAGATTCGTGAGCGCCTGCATCTTCTCGGTAAGTTCGCCGCGAGAGCGGGTGTCCATGTCGATGGCCTTCTCCACGAGATCCATGTCGATGCGGACGCCGCGGTCGTTGATTTCCTGGTCGATGTGGTACTCGTCCCACACGAAGTCCGGCACCGGGAAGTTCCGGAGCTTCCGCTGGATGGACATTTCGACCTCGACGTCGCGCTGGTTGTACTTCTTGAACGTCGCCCATTTGACAGGATCGTCAGATGGCAGGTTCCGGGTCCTGCCGCCGTTCGCCTTCGTGGGTGCGCAGGGAACGGAGAAGTATCGGATGAGCGCCTTGCCCTCGTCCATCTTCTGATCAGCGAGGTTCAGGACAGCGCCGACGCCCTTCAGGCTGAGCGGGAGTCCCATTGTCGCCGCCCAGACCATCGAGCAGCGCCAGCCCTCCGGATTCAGGAACCGCGCGGGCTCCGTCGACAGAGGATGATTGTCATGGAACGGGTCAAGGCTCCAGCCCATATCCCGTAGGTAGCGTGACAGGCAGACGCGTTCGAAGTTCGCGTTAAATGCCCACTTGAGAACCGTGTCGTCGGTGAGTGCGTCGAGGATGTTCTCCGGGATCTGTTCTCCGCAGGCAAGGTCGACGACCTGCACCGGGCCTCCGTCTACGCTGTATCCGAACAGGAGGATCTCGAAGGCGGGCGATTCGGAGTACTTGTAGACGCCGCATTTGCCGAGGTCGACGTCGCTGAACGTCTCCAAATCCAAAGATAAAGTCTTCACATTTTTCACCTCAATTCACGAATAAGGCGGCAGAGAGATACGTCCCTGCCGCCCGCCAATAGCTGTATGGGTTACGGTTTAGTCGCGGTGCGCTTCGAGCTCCTTCATGCGGCGCTCGTGGTACTCCTTGTCGCGCTCCTCCTGACGGAGCTTGAGCTCCTTGTCCTCACGGTAAGAGCGGGCGCTCGTGACCGAGATGATGATCAAGAGCGCGATCCCGCTCAGACCGAGCAGGTCGTAGATGATGTAGAGAATCATGTTCATAATGGTTTCCATTGGTTTGCCTCCTCAGTTCAGGAAATCATCGTCGCTGTCGGTTGCGAAATCCGCGAAGTCGGATTCTGCGCTGGCCTTGCTGCCGAGCGGCTCGCCGTCACGGATCTTCTGCAGGTTGTTCAGACCGCAGGCGATGCCGCGGTTCCCGGAAGAGTTGAATGCATAGAACGTGATGCTGGCTCTGCCGTATACGCCGCTGTACACCTCGCTGCGGGAGAGGATCGGATTCAGATCCGCGTCCACGATGCCCGGAGCGGTCGTCGCATTCGCGTTCACGAAGTAGGAGCCGCGGTAGGCCTCGTCGTCCGGACGCTCCGCGTCGCCGTCACGAAGCGGCGTCTTGATCGCGGACAGCGCCGGTACGGACTTGCTGTTGCCCTTGAGCTTGGCTTCGCCCTCCTTGTAGGCGGCTTCGATGGCTGCCTTGATCTTGGCGACCGTCACGGTGTCGGACTTAGGGATGATCAGGCTCACGCTGTACTTGGGCGTGCCGCCGTTGATGGACTTCGGCTCCCACACGTTCGCGTAGGACCAGCGGGTGCTCGGGCCAGTGATAACCTTCATCGGATTGTGCATAGTTGTTTTACTCATGATTGTTTTCCTCCATAAAATCATTTTTTGCTGTATTCATCGCCGGACGCTTGTCGGAGTCCGGGACGAGTGTCGGTTTGCCCTGCGGCTTTTCGATGTAGCCGGACAGGAGTTCATTGAAGCGGTTCTTTCCGAGGAGCTTCTGCATGGCGGTGATGCTCAGTAGCTTTTGCTCGTACGGGTCGAATCCGGCGTTCTCGACTGCCGTTGCGACGGCGGTTTCATTGGTGTATTTGCGGACAGACCTGCCTTCGACGAGCTTGAAGCCGTGCCACTTTTTTCCGGAGAGTGCCTGCTGGAGCGCGTACTCCTTGATGTCGGACGCCCACAAGACCAACTCGTCCACCTGGGAGAGGATGGTTTCGATCTCCGCGTCGGAGAGCTCAGGCGGCAGCTTAAACTCGTACTGTGCGAGCTTCAGGTTCTCCTCGGCTCGCTTCCGGCAGATGGTCTTCGCCTTGCAGAACCGGCACCACGGGCCACAGGAGAATTCTCCATTGCCATTCCACGCCAGCTCCGCTGTGGGCTTCAGAACCTCGTTGGCCCATGCAAGCAGGTCCTTCTTGCTGATCTGCCATTCACTGATGTTCTGCCGCCTTGGCTGGTAGATGGTCATGCTGACCGTGTCGATGTCGTAGATATCGTCGAACAATTCGAGAGCACCGAGACTGTAGCAGGCCATCTGAGGATTGCGTTCCGCCGAGACCTCGACGCCCAGACCGTATTTCAGATCGATGATCCGGAGCGTGCCATCCGCGATGATCAAGGCGTCGGCGGTGCCGAAGCCCTGCTTCACCCAGTGAGAGAAGTTCACACGCTGTTCAACCAGAACAACCGGATCAGCGCATGTCTGCTTCGCATCCTCTACCTGCTCCAGCACGTAGGCGACATAGCCTTCCGTGGCCTCCTCCATCTCCTCGTTGTAGTAGTCGAGGCTCTCGGTCGGATCCTCCGCCGGGTAGCCGAGCGCCTTGCGGAGCTTGAATTCGGCAAGCGCGTGAGCGCAGGTGCCTTCGGCGGCGTAGCTGCTGCCTTCATCCTTGAATCCCTCGCTTAAGCGTACGGAAGGCGGGCAGTGAATCCACCTGTCCGAGCTCGATGCGGAGAGGACCGCGTGCTGTCTTTCAGAATTCATTGAGTCCCTCCACATCGAAGAGCAGGGCCTCGTAGTCGTTCGGATCGACAGCCGACAGCTTGCTCGCACCGTACTTGTGGAGCAGCTCGCGGATCTGTGCCGTATAACCTGCGCGGGACCGTTCGGCAAGCACCTTCCGCACATCCTCCAGCTTCAGCTCCTTCTTCTCAGACTCAGCCTGCGGAGCTTCCGGCTCGGGAGCAGGTTCCTCCGTGGTGCCGGAGAACTGCTTGTAGAGCCAGTCGGCTGCATCATTGATAGCAGCGGCTGCATCGCGCAGGTCTTTGATGGTCTGATCCATGTCTGCCATTTTTGACATTCTGTTTTCCTCCTTCCATTGATTTGCTTTCTGCTGCAAGAACACTCAGGTTCCTTGCTAGTCTTGCGGATACATGGCTTATCGCGATAAGAACTGCGATGGTTTCCGTGTCCGCGGGACTCCTGTTGCGCGTCTTGTTCATGGCGTCTGCCTCCTTTCCGGAGCAGATTTCTGTGCTCCTTACACTTCCCACTGGAGGCAGGGCACGCGTTTTGACGAAGACGGAGGGAAGAAATTCTGAAAAAGCTCCGACCGCCATTTCAGGCAGCCGGAGCCGTGGGCTTTAGAACCAGTCCGGGAACTGTTCGGACATCGCTTCGGGGAACTCCTCACAAAGTTTCTCCCTGGCTTTTTCCAAACGGGACCGGAAAGTCGTCCGCTTGATGCCGATGATGTCAGCGATGGCTTCATCGGAGAGACCGTCCTCGCGGAGCTTGCCGATCTGGATGGCTTCCGGCATGAGCTCCTGCAGACGCTTGAGCAACTGGGCGAGCTCGGCTTCATCGGCGAGCACCTCCTCGATGAGCGGCGCGTCGTCCGGCACGTAGTCGCCGAGCGTTCCCCCGCCGTCAGGCAGAGGATCATCAAGGGAGACGGTCGTGCTGTTGTGGAATTCGCAGTCCGGGCAGTTGCCGTCGCACAGCCACCATTTGCTGCGCGGACAGAAGCATTCGCCTCGATACTGCATGCGCTTCCTGAGCGCTGTGCGCCAGCGGTCATACTCGCGGTACTGGTCCTCCGGGACCTCGTACCAGGTGCGAGTGGTCTTGTCGTAGATGCGTTTACTCTGGTTGTCATTGGTTTTCATGTGCGATACCTCCGTTCGCTTCTCCCGAACCGGAGGCCGCACAAAAAAAGCGTGGCAGGCCAGACGGAACGGGAATTCAACTCGTTTCGTTCGGCCAGCCACGCTCGTAGACTGGTTTCTTATTCACTTGTGACCGCTATGGCAGCTCGAGCCACCTCTGTGCACCGGGGTGAACCGCCATGACGGTGAGCCTTTTAACGCCATACTCAGGGCAATGCAAATTACCTAATTAGCGAAGATCCGCCTCTATGGCGTAAAGCTCGCTGAATACGTCCGGCAGATCCGCCGGATCAAGATCCTCGGCGCCATGAGCGCCGTAACGCTGGAATACGGAATCAATAACCTCTGGCCCGATTTCAGAGGAGATAATGGAAGCTGACTCCTCGATGCTATTGATGTAGTCCTGTTTACTAATGCTTGACATACTTTGTCTCCTTGTTTTGCTGGCTCCTCTTCCAGAGAAGGAGACCTGTTTTTTGCTTTGCGAGGCGCCTCACTGGATAGCGACTGATCGGTTCGCCTTTTGACTCCTCACGCTTTCTTGTTTGTGTCCTTAACGCAAACATTTAGTTTGACTTTTGAACGTCATCGTGCTATACTTATTTGGTAGTCTTATGCATGGCACGACTCCGTCTCTGAAGTCGCTTTTAATATACGAAATCGGATTTTTGACCTGGGGATAGTTTGGTACGGCATGGTACGGCGTGGTACGAAAGTTGTGAGGAGGGATGGCATTGGAATTCAAAACCTTGTTCCAGATTTTGAAGAAGCATCTGGCTGATGGCTACGATGTACCTCATTTCTTTCGTGATCTTATGGCTATGTTGACAGAGGTTACTGAGGAGGAATGGGGAACTTCAAAAGATCCTTCCCAAGCGGGGAGAGATAAGTCTTTGCGCAGTTACGCAAAGCGCGGGCTACCTAAGAAGCTGGCACAAACAATCGTCTATAGACTTACTCCAGAGAATGTGGTTGATAGCATCAACAGCCATGGTGAAACGCAGCGGCGATTACTTGCGGAAGATTTGGAAGGATATGATCCCGATATAAACGCCGATAATGTTGCCGAGAAAGTTGCGGCTTGGCTGGTGGAAATAGTTCAGGTCTCTGCTGGACTTGTCCCACAGGACGAACTGACAAAGCAGAAACAGCAGCAGCTTGACGCACAGCTAAAAAGCAAATATGGCGACTACCTGCTTGCCGAAGAGGAAAACCATTGTGCGTTCCCCGGCTGCGGGCGCGAACTTGTGCTGACTAAGGACGGCAGAATCTCCTACGCATATGAGGTAAGTCTGATTGATAAAGTTGCACCGGCAGTTCCCGACAATCTTCTGGCGATGTGTCCGCAGTGCCATGCAACCTATCTGCTTGATTCCAACAAGAAGCTATGCAAGGAACTTCAGGAGACAAAAAAGGTACTGGCAACGCATAGACAGGATGTGCACATGCTTGATGACCTTCCCTTGGAAAAAGGAATCGTCAGCGTGATAACGAGAATCGCCAAACTGAATGAAAAGGATCTTGCAGATGCGTCGCTTGATCCAAAGGAGATAAAGCAGAAGCTCGATCCGACAAAGGACACAGCCATCTACTATGCGGTGAACAATTACGTCGGCGTTTACTTTGTACGAATCAGAGAAATTATGATGAATCTTGATAAGCGCAGCGTCATTGACTACGAGGAAATCCAAGATCAGATGCATGCGCTGTACCGCCGCTTGAAGAAGGCGAAGAAAACTCGCCTTGAAATATTCAACGAGATAACGAACAAGGTACATCGCGTCTCGCTGCAGGATGAAATCTACTGCCAGATCGTGGTTGCCTACTTCGTTCAAAGCTGTGAGGTGTTCGATGCAATTACCGAATAAGCTTTATTCATATGAAGAAAGCACCCTGGCATTGTTGCCGAGGGTGCTGAACGAACTGAAAAACGGGTCAGTTTCTGCGGGAGAGCTGTATCTATCGCTGAAGCATAGCCTGAAGGATCCTACGGATTTTCTATCCGCAATGGACTGCCTCTACGCTTTGCGGGCAATAGACATGAGCGATGACGGGGAGGTTTCCATATGCTTAAAGAAATGAGATCCCCGGCCTTCAGAATAGATGGTGAGGAGAGACCGCCGATAACTTTTCACGAGGGATTAAATGTTGTCCTTGGAATGGGAAACGGCAAGAATTCAATAGGAAAGTCCTCTGCAATGCAGGCTATCGACTTTGTGTTCGGTGGAAGCACCTATGTCAAAGGCGACGGCGTAAAGCATGTGGGGCACCATACGATTTTCTTCACGTTTGAATTTGACGGGCAGGAATACCGCTTTGCAAGAAATACCGGTGATCCGGATATTATTCAGGTGTGTACAGACGGATATGCCTTGACCGGAGAGACGAAGGGGAAAAGCGAATTTGTTGAGTGGCTTAAAGGAAAATATGACCTTGACTATCCCGGCTTGTCTTTCCGTTCTACACTGAGCAGTTTTTTCCGGATGCATGGGAAAAGCAATGTGAGCGCCCAGGAGACTCCACTGTATGGTGTGCGCGGGGACAGCATGCAGAAATCATTGGACCGGCTTGTCAAGTTGTTCAATCGATATAAGGACATTGAGGCTTCCAACGCCAATCTGAGGGAACAGGACGATAAGCTCACCGCATACAAGGCTGCACGGAAGTATCAGTTTGTCTCCGATCTCGTTGGCGGCGACAAGCAATATGAAGCGAATTCCGCCAAGATCCGCTCTCTGCAGGTGGAACTTGATAATCTCACTTCCGAGCAAGTGGAGGTGCATTCTGAAGAGGATATCGAAAAGCAGCAGAAGAAGGCCGAGCTTCGTGGACGAAAGCTTAAAATCGAGACGCAGATCGAGGCAAAGCAACGTCGATTGAATCTGCTGGATATGAGCCTTGAGTATGGCCTGTATCCGACACAGGCTGATCTGAAATCCCTGCAGGAGTTCTTTCCTGACGTGAATATCCGGAAGCTTTACGAGGTGGAGAACTATCATCAAAAGCTCGCCAGGATTCTCGATGACCAGTTTGAAAGCGAAAAACAGGCTGTTCTTCTTGAGATCGCGGATTTGGTAGGACAGAGAAAAGATGTCAGTGAGCAGATAAAGGCACTCGGATTTGTGGGAAACATTTCCAAGGAGTTCCTTGACAGGCATTCAGAGTTAAAGGGAACCATTGATGCGTTGAAAGCACAGAACGAGTCATATTTGACACTTCGAGATTTGAAGGAGGCAAAAAAACTCGCGAATGATCAACTGAAAAATGCCATCCGGCAGGTCCTAACTGATATCGAGCAGACCATCAATGCAAAGATGGCCGAATACAACAGCACGTTGTATTCAGAACACCATAACCCGCCAAAGCTGACGATTAAGGAATACAATAGTTTCACGTTTGAAACTAAGGGAGACGACGGAACGGCAGCGGCTTACAAGGGAATGATCATATATGATCTTGCGATTTTGAACACTACTGGCCTTCCAGCAATCGCACATGATTCTTTGCTCTATGGTGATTTGAGTTTTGAACTGGTAGAGGGAATCATGAAGCTGTACATGCAGAATAAAAAACAGGTGTTCATTTCATTTGACAAGCAGGAGGCACATACTCCTGAAACGCAGCGGATACTTGAAGACCATACAGTCATAAGGTTATCTGATGGAACCGGAAAGCTATATGGACAGTCATGGGATACAGAGACAGAGGATGAGTCATGAAGAGAAAAATGAGCTATAAGAAACTGTGGAAGTTGCTGATTGACAGAGATATGAAAAAAACAGACCTCAGAACAGGAGCGGGTATCAGTTCGTCTTCCCTCGCTAAGCTCAGCAAGGACGAAAATGTCACGACAGATGTTTTGCTGCGGATATGTGACTCGTTGGATGTAGATTTGAATGATATAGCAGAAACTGTGCCTGAAGGTGAAACAGTTGTAGAAGTAAGAGCTGAGAAACGCAGGCGAACGGCAACAAAACAACATAGGATTGAAAGAACCTGATGAGGATATGATAGAGATTTAAATTCGCAGGCACAAAAGGACTTATAAATAAGCTTTCTAATTTAAGCTGATATTACATAGAGAAGAGGATACTTGCAGATGCTTAATAGGGAAATTCCCTTTAGACCAAAGCTTGAGGGCGATTTTCGAATTCGGTTTTACAATGCTGTATCAAGCATTACTGAACAGACTTCGCTTTTTGAAATCGAGCAAATAGCCAACGATGAAATAAGGTGGGTGCAGGATGAGTGCACCTATAATTTGGAGCAAAGAAAAAAATATAGAGCGATATGGATGCTTTTCCGCGATTTAACGAGAGCATCCTGGAAAGCGTGCTACCGAGATGGCGTTTTATATATGAGCTTACCTAGCCTGAATGGGGCCAATTTCCACGACAGCTCATCTCCTGAGGTAAAAAGCTTATTGAGGAAATGGATGAGCGAAAGCCGCCACGAGCGCTTGGTTTCATACACTGATTTTATTCAACGGATGGAGCGCAAGAATTCAAGCGGGCATAGCATAGATGAACTTATTGCTGATGGACAAGAATTAAGCAATAGACTAAGGAAAGCAAAAGATGGCGCTATTGATATTTCTGAGGCAGTAAAACCGTATTTACAGCTAGTAGTTGAAAATGAAAGAGATGAGTATACAGGCATAAAGACATCTGAGATATGGAGATATTTTCGCCTTACGTGGTCAACCCCTGCAGAAACCACGCCTGGAAGAACTATGCAATATCTTATTAGAGACGCAGCTCATCCCATGCATGCAGTTATGGGTATTGCTTCTCTTGAAAACTGTGCAGTTCAGATTACATGCCGCGATGATTTCATTGGCTGGAATCAGAAGGCTTTTATTGATCGAATCACAAAGCTGAACTCCGAACAGGCACGTGCTGAATTTGACAGACTTTTGAATTACATAGAAGTTGGCATTTCAGGGATTGATTATGAGGAACTTTGTACACAGGCAACTGTAGATAATCCGACGGATGAGGATATACAGCAACTGCTCGATATTGCCACAAGTGCTGAGCAGCGTAGGCAGGAGTTACTAAAAAAAGGTGTAATTGACGGTATAGATGAGGAAGATAAAAGCGATCTAGGGAGCATTTCAAAAGAAACCGAGGATGCGCTTTACAGAAGAAAAAGAGCGGAGCAGTTAGGACGGCTTTTGATGGCAAAAAAAGAGCTTTTAGCTGTTTATAGGTCTGAGGATTTTAATTCGATTTGGGTAGAGTTCTGTAATAGCGAGGTAGGAAATTCCTCTATAAGAACAGCTTTGGTTGCTCAAAAGACTCAACATATCGGGTCAAGCTTAATGGAACTGAATGTTTGCGGTGCTATACCACCATATAATGAAATCCTTGGAGGAAAGCTTGTCGCGCTACTGGCATTATCTCCGCAGGTAATACACGATTATAAGGAACGCTATTCAAATAAGGCTAGTATGATTGCAAGCCGACTTAAAGGTGAGGATGTCGTTCGCCCTGCTGATTTGGTGTATGTGGGAACTACATCCTTGTACTATGTTGGCTCAAGTCAATATAACAGATTAAAAATACCTGGAAGCATATTTAATGACGACTATGATGTTGTATGGAAAAAGCTTGGTATGACAATTGGCTATGGCACAATGCATATTAGTAAGGCCACAACCCTTAGCCTTACTGAGGCAACAAGCGAAGGCTTTACTCGTATTAACCATGTATTTGGTGAAGGCGCAAGTCCTAAGATGCGTCTTTTGACGATGGCCATCCGTGAGTTACTAGAGTCAACAAATGAGGACTCAAAGGATTTTTCAAAGCATGCCATGTCTCGAATTGTTTATGGTGCTTGTTTAGCCAAAAATACAGTGCAGTACTTAATGGGTGAAGCAGATAAACCTGATTATTACACTGATGTATCAAAATATCAGGAAGGGACACAAAAAATAATAGATTACTGGACAAATCGATGGTTGAAAAGCAGATTGAATTTTGAACCGATTTACCAGAGAATCCGCGATTTTGATAAGAAGAACCTGATGGTTGGATATCAGATTAATGACGATGAAAGATGGAAATTCGAGAAACTCGAGGAGGTGCCACAAATGCCAGCTAATGATGAGAATAAGGTTGGGCTGCAGTTTGTCCGTGATTTCTATAGAGGAATGAGCGCCTATGCGGATCATATCGCCCCAAAACTCCTCACGGGAATTCATCTAAAGACAAAATTAGATGATGCTGTCCTTAATGCGGCAAGGTCTGGAAAAGACGTTGTTCTCACTGGGAATCCAGGAGATGGAAAAACGCACATTATCCGCATGCTGAAGGATCAGCTAGAAAAACTGGCTGTTCCGATGGTAATCGAGCTTGATGCGAGTACTCTATCTGACGAAGAAATATATTCTCATTGGGAGCAGGCTCATAAGGATGGCAAGGCGTTTATCATAGCAATAAATGCCGCAGTTCTTTATTCGGTTTATAAAAGCCATCCTGCGTTTGGATCTGTTAAAAATGCATATGGACAAATGGCGGATGCGATAGTCTTTCACAAAAAAGATATTGATACTAGCTCGCTTGTCGTATTTGATCTTAGTAAACGAGAGGCGCTCACGCCTGAAATACTTAGTCAGGCCATCCTTAAAATGACTGATGAAAGCCACTATAGTGAGTGCAGGTCCTGTCCACTAAGATCAAACTGTGTGGTGCATAAAAACCGAGCGCTGCTGAGAAATGATCTTTTCCAGCAAAGGCTTGGCTTAGTATTAGAGCGAGTGTCGCTCAGAGGATATCATGCAACTATTAGAGAAATTCAAAGCTTCATTTCTTATTTGATTTTCGGTGATAGAAGTTGTAAGCAACTGAACCAGACTGCAGGGAACAGTGAATACGACCTTGTTAACCTCATATATTCAGGTAAAGGCGCGTTGTTTGACGAGATTGGAAAAGCTATCGATCCTGTCAATATTTCTCATCCTATTTGGGATGAGAGGATACTACTAAACGACATTGATTCAAACTCATGGATTGAAGGCTTTGAGGTTCCGGCAGAGGCCATTGCCTATGATAATGAAGACCTTTTCAATCTTAGGAAAAGACAGTTCTTCTTTTTCAATCAGTATGGGGAGGATCTGCTTTCTATTCTTGATGATGATATATCCAGATTCAGGACTTTTCTTCAGCAAGATGATGGAAAGATAATCAAGGAGTTAATAGGGAAACTTAATAGCTTTTTTGGAGCGACTAACGCTTCTAATTCGCGGTTACAAATATGGACGGGACATCGATACAACAATGAACCAAGAAAGGTACTTATCTCAGTTGGAACTGTAAAGAAAAGTGAAT